GGAGAGGCCGCAACAGTTCCCTTCTTGGCTGCTTGTGGAACTTCCCCAAGTCTTGTAGAATCTTCGTCTGTCGGCTCAGTAAACCTATCGACCATCATATCTTCGTAGTCTTCGATAAATTCGAAGTATGGTCTCTCATCTTCGATAAAACGATAAATATTCAAAATGAGCAGCTTGATAACATCAAACTTATCAGATGGAAAGTATTTCGCTTCTATTGAATCGTATACGTTTCCGCCCTGAACACTTTCGGGACTTACTAGACCGCGCTTGGCGAGGTAGTGAAATAGTCTGTTTTGTGCGCCATAAACGTAATCGCTCATTACATCTTTAGCGTAAGCAACAACCTTTTGCGACTTTGGCTGAATAACGATATAGACATCAGCATGATCGAAAATCATAACATCGTCATTCAAGGTTTTGGCTATCTTGAGGTTGACGATCTCTTTTGGTTCGATCTTCTGAGGCTCAGCGGAGCCAATTCTAATCGTTATTGCCATTGTCGGTTATCTCCTGTACGAGAGCTTGAAGCTTCAACACTTTCTCTAGAACTTGCTCATTTATTGGAGTCTTTCTGAAAGATTCGATCAGTTGTAGAACCGATTGAAGCTTTTGAGCAGTCTCTGTGTTGGTGCTAGTGTAACTAGTTATTGCTTCTCTTATTCTGTGAATCTCTTCATTTAGTCTCATTTGAAACTGGAGTCCGCCGTCACTAATCGACATGACATAGCTTTCAATTAGCCTACGTTGCGACTCATTCAAAGACTCGTTGTACTTCTTGTTGAAGTTTTGAACAACGGTACGATACACTAGGTTATCAATTGGTTGTAGCTCAGCTTTCTTCTGTTGCTGTGGTCTTTCGACTAAGGTACCAACAAGCTTACGCTCCAAGATAACCTTTTGCTTTACATCTGATTCTCCACCGAAGATTTGTGAGATTGTAGCAAGTGTCTTATAGTTAGGAACAAAGGTGTCGAAAGCATCTTGTCCTACGTTCTTATTGATCCAGTTGATCAACTTTGTTTGTTCATTGAATAATGTCTTTAGGTCTAGCTTCTGATAAGCATTGTAGCTTTCTTGCACTAGCCTCATGGCGGTAAAACCATCGATACTGTTGGTTTCATAGAGATTCTTATACAAGGATAACTCTCTAGCTAATGGTTTACCTGTCCTAAAGAACGTAGAAAGAACTTCTTTTATCTCTGCACATAGTGCTTTGTTCTCTTGAAGAGAGGCAATAGCATATTGCTTTACGAGTAGTTCGTAAAGAAAAGCGGTATTTCTTTTCTTATTGTGGCGCAATCTCATTTCTTTTTCTCCAATGATTCAATTAGTCTATTTATTTCTTTTTGTGTGCGGAAGACTTCTGCTTCTTCCTCATGGTAAGTAGTTGCAGCACTCTCGTAGATTTTACCGGTTGCAAGTCCAGACAATTCTTTTGCACCGGGAAGTCTGGTACGAGCCGTTCTTCCCATTGGAGCCTCTGGTCTGATAATCGAACCTATGTTCTTTTGTCTAGCAACAGATGCTTTGTTCCTACCACCGGGCTTTTGACCATAGTAGTATGTCTTACCGCTTGGACCACGGCGAAGATATTGCTTTCTACCGTGTGGCCCAATTCTAAACCATCCCTGTTCATCTTCCTGTAGTGGAGCCTCTGGGCCTGCTTCTCCACCGGGAGCGGCCAATAGCGGCTCTTCAGCGGCGGGTTCCTCTGGTGCTGGGCCTTCAGCTTCAGGAGCAGCAGCTTCCTCGTCGCCTTCTGCACCTAGCTCACCCAGACCGGCTCCAAGTTCCTCACCACCGCCAATTCCAGCGCCGAGGGCACCAAGGCCAGCAGCCTCTTCTTGCATCTTCTCAGCTACAGCGTTGATCTGCGAGTCGAACTTACGATCATAGAAGATTTCGCGTTGATTGCGTAGGAATTCTTCTTCGGACATGTTGAATAGTTTTTCGGCAACCCAACGACGGGAGAAGTATCCTTCTGTTGCTTTGCTAGCAACGTCGAACTTGGTAGACCAATGTTCTAGCTCTTGCATTTCAGCAATCTTAGAAGGGTTGTTCAAACCCAATGAGAAGCTTACAAGATCATCGCCTCTAAAGCCAAGAGTGTAAAGATGGATAATACCAATCTTCTCTAGCTCTGATACTACAATTCTTTGTAGTCTCTGAATTGTTCTAGCAAAACGAATGTCTTTCTGTGCTAATGTGGTCTTGTCTTCTTCTGCACCTTCTGCTCTTGAGATGTAAGATGCTGGAATCTTTAGGGCAGAGAATAGCTTGTCACGAAGATACTTTACGTCATCGATATCGCCAGTGAATGTACCACCGGGGAGAGAAGTAATTTCTGTGGAAGAACCACCGCGAACAGGAATGTAGTAATCTTCTTCGACAGAAAGTGGATTGTATCGTAGATCTACACGACCTGTTTGATCGTCCATGATTGTATTTCTCTTCATTGAAGTAATAACTTTCTGAACGTATTGTTCTACTTCATTGGGAGGAATTGCACCAACGTCGATCTTGAATACGCGACGTTCTGGAGCGCGGACGATACGGTAAGCCATCATTGCGTCTTCAAGTAGAGTTAGCTGACGCCAAATACGGCGGGCTGGTTCTAGAACAGATGTGCCATATGGAGCATATTTATCGTTGCCCAAAACGCGGAAGTGAGCAACCTGCCAATTCTCAAATGTCATACCGGCAGAGTTCCACTGGAACTGAACATAGTTGGGGTTGGTCTTATCTTCACCTTCTATACGTTCTACCTCTTGTGGAGGAAGACCAATAGTGCTTGTAATACCTTCTCTTTCATCAATGTCTAGGTACAAGAAGAAGTCACCATACTTGCACATGGTACGACACCAACCAAAAAGGTTGAAGTTTGCATTTAGTACATTATGATAGAGAGATTGTAGAATGCCTTTGATTTCGTCATTTCGGCACTTGATATTCAACATTGGCTGAAGGGCTGAATGAGTGGTCATTTCATCTGCGTAGATATCCAGTGCAGAAGCAATCTCTGGTGTGTATTCCATTTGATCAAAGTCAACATAACGCTCGGAGCGATTGTGATTGATCATGATAGCATTCTGCATATTTGAGAATGCATAAAGTTGTGAACGCTTGAATTGCTGTCCTGAAGCAGAACGGAATTGTGAAGCGTACTTGTCCATCAAAGAACGTCGTAATCTTCGGGTAGATTGGGTTCTGAAGTTTACGAGTGGACCGGAGAATACTTTCGTTAGTCTCTGGAATAAATCGGAATTTGGATCTCTTGGATTCTTGTCTTGTTTTGCCATTTTCTTAGCCCTTTAGTAGCCAACTGTAATTTCTTTGTTCCATAGCTCTATCCCATGTATTTTGTTTGAAGCCATTTATGTTGTGACCTCTCATACCGGGGATAGTGGTAGTAAAGATACTATTTGTAGAGACCATAGAATCAACGATTGCTTTCTTGTATTCTATTTCTCTTTGATTTACTGTCAATGCTGTGTCTTTGACCCAGCAGGTAATCGCCAATGACATAACTAGATCGTCGTGATATGATCTCATTGCTTGAGCACGATTATCATTCCAGATAAACGTTCTGAACTCTGAGGCTAGCCTTGCCGAATAAGTTTTGATAGATTTGTTTCTGATAAACTCTTCTAGCTTGGCAACGATCAATGGTCTAGTTTTGGAAGATGTTGTAAATCCTGCAACCACTCTGTCTGTATCAAACGACTCTGTTGAATCAACAAAATCGTGTGTGCCTTTCGTAGAGTGGTATATATTAGGATAACCCATTTCCTTTAGCTTTTCAAGTACAGAAATACCTAAAGAGTTATTTTCTACTACAAGCAAACAGTTTCCAAATTCCTTACCTGTATTGTAAAGGACATAAGCAAACTCTCCCAATGTTGGTTTACCTTGGTATTCTCCAATAACTTCCATGGTTTCCAACTTTGTAAGATGGAAAACAGAATAGTCTGAGCCGTCGCCTCTTGCAACGTCGGCAACCAATAGATAAGTTGCGGTAGGATCGTATTGCTCCCACATCCAGAGATTACGATCAAAGCCAGTTCTGAATACCGGCTCTCTTATCTCTGAATCGATCCTTGCTAGCTGCTCCGAAGGGATAACTGTGTCACCAGATGAATTGAAAGAACATTCCAATTCTTGTGCAATCTGGCGTGCGGACATGTTTCTTGTTTCTTTTTCGAACCAAGCTTGATCACGATCCGGGTGTACATTCCAAGGCAAGCTAATTGGATGGAAGTCATTCTTGCCTGTTTCCGCTTCCGAATAGGTCTTATGAAACCAGTTACCGACACCGTTGGGGCTTGATAATGCGATGCATCGACCACCAGTAGAAAGAGTAGGATACAAACCGGTCCATAGCTCGTCAAGTCCTTCAACGAATGCAGCTTCGTCAATAACCAACAAAGACAAGGCTTCTGAACGACCAGCATCGCCAGAGGTTGAAGAAGCTTTTACTTGAGATCCATTTGTTAGTTCGAATGAACTTCTATTGTCAGCTTTGATGTCAGAAATCCTCAACCACTTGGGAAGATTCTGCATAATGTTCTTTACTTTCTTTACCAAGTTAGCTGCAACCGTAAACTTGGTAGCTACTACTAGAACGTTCTTGTCTCTATGAAACAACAAAAGCCAAGCAATGTAGGCCGCCGTTACAGTGGAGAAACCTAATTGTCTGGCTTTTAGAACGATGTTGAATCGATAATCCGTAAAGTCTTGGATTGCTTCTTTCTGGAAGTCATACAAGGTGAACGGAATAAGACCCTTTTGAGGATGCGAGATCTTGGAATAGTTATTGATGAAATAGACTGGATCTTTACCGCATTTGACTATTTCTTTTAGGGTCTCTTGTTTTGTTAGTACTTGGCTCATCAGTCTCGTCTTGTGTCATTCTTCGGACGAGTACCTAAGCCTCCTTGCTCTAAGAAGGAGCGGAACTTTGCATCGACTGAATCTCTGCTCTCGCCCTTTACTGGATCGGTGCCTTGTGCGCCGCCGATCTTGTATGCTCTATGGGCTGTAACCCAGTAGCGAATACGGGAAGTGTTCTCGGCGCGGACCTTTACTTCATCTACTGGAGTTAGCGACAAAGAGCCTTTTGCCTTTGAGTATCCGCTGTATTCCTTCTTGATGAAATTAGCAACATCTTGAATTCTTTGTTCTACTTCGGCTTCTAGATTACCCTTGTAGATTTCTTGAAGCATAATCTCTGAATGGTACTTGATGATTAGCTGATCGCCGTGGAATTGCACGCCGAATCCATCCATTACTCGCTTATCGAGTAGAGGATTTCCTTCTTCTCTTTTGAGACCAATCTTGACGGGTTCGCCTTTCTTATTTTTGGCTCCGTCATACCCCAACTCGCTAACGATATTGGAGATTGCTTCGACTACTTCAAGAATTGTTGCCATTTTTATTGGGCCTCCACCCAGATTTCCATCTTTCTTCCCTGTCTTCAACCCATTGAACATAGCATGTATAACAACATTCGTATTTCTTTATACAGAAATCGTCTTTGGCATTATTCTCTGCTTTGTTACAGATAGGACAGGCAATAAAAGAACTTTCTCTAGTAAGTAGTTTTTCTGTTATAAAAAACCCGTCAGCAAAGACTTTTCGCTCTTTGTCCCAATTGTATAGATCTTTTTCTTTGAGAAGCTTTAGTTGCTCTAGATAAACGCTTTCTTTTTCGTCGTTCCAGTATGCACGAAGATTATCAACAGCTTCTTGTCCATATTTCTTGGCAATCGCTTGTTCGTATCTAGCGATTTCGTTCCAATCTAGTTTCGGTGGGTTGGTCATTTTGTTTTATCTAGCGCCATGTTTATACCGATAGCTGTACCTCCACCGATAATGATACCACCTAAAAGGCTAGCCGTTATAATACCGGGGATGTCGATACGCTCTATCTTCGAAAGTCTCTTGTTTAGACCATCGATTTGTTCTTGTCTAGATTGGAGTTGTATAAGCAACCTGTCTCTTTCAGCGTCAGTAGAAATCTTGTCTAGTTCTACTCGCTTATCGCATTCAGTCTTCAAGAGAGCAACTTGCTTATCTAACTCTAGTTTATAGCGTTCTTCTCTGGTTTCTTTATCAGAGATCAGAACGGCGGTCGCTAGATCATCAAAGCAAGTTGCTTGAAATGGTACTCTTCCGTCTTTAGGGACGAGTACGAATTTTCCTTTTTGTTCTTCGCCATAAGCGTTGGCGGATAATAGTGCAAGACAAATGATTAGTATGATTTTATTCCACATGTTCAAATCCGAATGTGTTAGTTATAATGTTAGCCACTTCTTTCGGATTATCAGTTCTTTTCTTTATTATCTCTTTCACTCTCTTGTCTTTTTTCTTAGAGAGATCCTTGATCTTTTTCTGATAATCCTTCTCGATTTTATCTACTTGGGCTTGGTATTTGGCGATTGCCTCTTCTCGCTTTTTCAGTTCTTCTTTGTGAACCTCATTTAGCTTGTCGATTTCTTCGCCCTGTATCTTGATCAAGTCTTGATACATTTCATTACTATAACTCTTTTGATTCTTCAATGCAATAGAATAACCAACAATCAAAGCGATTATTAGTATCTCACGCCAATATTGAGCTACAAACTTTACAAAAGCGACGAAATCAAACTTCTTCAGAAGTTGAACGACCGCCGCGTAACTTGACGATAGAATCGATAACACTTTGTGTCCCTATGTAAAGGCCGCTGATTAGAACCCAATCAGAGCTTGAAAGAAAGCCGATACCGGCTAGAACGGTTGCTGTGGTCCAAACTAGTAGTTTTCGAGAAACTAGTTTGTTCAGACCCCAATCAATAAATGCTTTTTGTACCATGGTTTACACCTCTGGTATAAATAGTCATTGATTTACGAAAGCAAAACCGTCTTTATTGCTGATTTCAATCGTAGTATCGACTACATCTTTCAAGCTATCAAGGTGGGAAATAACCAAAATGGTTCTGAATTGTGTCTTCAAAAGATCGAGTAATTGTGTGAAGGTTTGAAGATGGTTCTCGTCAAGTGCAGTGCCCGGCTCGTCGAGAATCATAATGTCTGACTTTGGAAGGTTGGAAACTTGAAGTAGAGCCAGACGAATAGCCATAGCGGCCATAGTCTTTTCGGCACCGGAGGCCATTGAAAGCGGCCTTGGGTCTTGGTCAACATGTTTGATCATGATGTCCAGTTTATCTCCTTCCTCTTCAAAGAATACATTGAATTCTGTAAGGTTCGAAAGGATCTTGGTAATCTCTTCATTTACAACTGGAAGCTGCTTCTTGATGATGTCATACGCAATACCATTCGAATGCATACAACGCATAAACAGTTCATACGCTGAGAATTCTGTACGAAGGCTAGCTAGCTCATCTTTCTGTGTTGTTAGCATCTCTAGCTTCTGTTCTGCCGATCCAATCTTACGATGGAGAAGGACAAGCTTATCAGTACACTCTGAATGCGAACGCTTTGCATCTTTCAACGAGATCTTTAGCTTATTGAGATTTACCATTAGAGACTGAGCGTTCTTGATTTGCTCTTTGGTTTGCTCGTATACCTCTTCCTTTTGCCGTAGAGAGCTTAGTTCATCTTGAAGTTTGGTTAGGTTGAAACTACCACGCTCAATGTAGAATTCTAGATCTTTGATCTCTTTTACAAGTTCTTCCCTACGGGCAATGATCGAGTTGTACTTATCCAAATCAGCTTGAATGCTATCTGGCTTGTATTCAGAAAGCTTATCATTTAGCTGTTCGATCTTACTCTTCGACTCGGAGATAATCGTTGTAGCTCCAGATGCATCACGAATAAACTTGCATTTTGGGAATTGAGTTCCGCACGGGATACCTTCAAGTAGGCTAGCCTTGCTAGAAGCCAATCTTACTTCTCTATCAATATCAGAGAGTTCTTCTCTTAGAAGCTTGATGTTCTCTTTACGAGTAATCAAAGATTGATAGTCATAGTTGGCGATGAATGCTGAGATCTTCTCTAACAAGGTTTTCTTTTCTGCGAGGGACTTCTCGTTTTCCAAGACTTGCCCCTCAGTTGTTAGAAGGCTCATGTTGGTTCTAGAGATAAGATTGCGAAGCTCTGCTCCATCAATTACTTCGGTTGAACAGGAGTTGATTTGTTCTTCTAGTGTCTTGATGTCATTCTCTACTTCTTGTACTTTTACTTCAAGAGTGCGACACTTGCTAAGACAATCTGTTAGCTCTTGTTCGCTCTGTGTTAGTTCAGCATGAGCATTTTCAATCTCACCATCGAAATTACGGCCTTCCAAGCGGCGGAGCGCACCCTTTAGATCGGAACTATCATCTTTGGCTAGTCTAAACTTCTTTTCGAAGATTTCCAAATCTAAGAACTTAGCAATAATCTCCTTGCGCTTTGTACTGCCTTCGCGTACAAACGAAAGACCATCAAGCTGGCTAGACATGGACGTATTCAAGAAGTCATCGAATGTACCAAAGATACGACGAATGTTGTGGTCGGTTTCAACTCGGGAAACACCATTCATTGATTCTCTAGTATTGGTGACTGTGCATTCTTTCACAAAGTCAAGCTCTGCCTTAGCTTCATCAAGCACTTCAGACTTTGCTTTCTTCTTGTACTTTGTTAGCGAGCGTTCGATTGTATAAATGTCAGTGTTGATAGCGATTGTCGCGACACAAGAAGCAAAACTCTTCTGTTGATTGATGACATTGAAGTTCTTACGTTCATTCTTCGAAGTTGTGTTGAAGATGGTGAACAAAAGTGAATCAATGATGCTGGACTTGCCAGAGAAGTTCTTGCCGAAAATACCAACAATACCAGACAAGTCTTCAAAAGAAATTCTGTTATTCTCGCCGTAGTTGAAAAGGTTATTCCATTCTAGAGACTTGATTTGCCAATTGATATTACGACTAACCTCTTCTGTTTCTTCTACAATAGCAGAATACTTCTTGTTTAGCTCAAGAACCTTTTGAATTACTTCTTCGGTGCATTCGTAGTCTTTCAGATAATCCCGAATGAACTTCTCTAGAATTGCTGGGTCTCGTAGGTTCTCTTTTGGCACGTTTGTAATTGCGTTTGAGCCTAGACCACGCTTGTTATCAGCACGCGAAAGGAAGGTAACGCTTTCGGGGCTAAACTTATGCTTTGCTAGTTCTACTGCCCTGTTCATTTGTTGAACGGTAAGATTGAATTCGCTAGCTAGTCTAACTCTTGCACCCGAAGGAACTACGACATTCTTAGGTAGCTGTCCCTTGGATGTAAGATTGACCGTGACAAATGGCCTTGGATTATGGATTTGAATGTGTGTACAATCAAAGTCGTCCTTGCTTCGAATGTCCCAAAGCAAATAGCCTTTATCATTTGTTTCACCAAAGTTCTGTTGGATAGTAGATCCGGGGTAACGAACCCTACCCTCTGTATCTAGAACTTGGTTGGTTTTGTGGATATCACCAAGTAAAGCGTAATCGTGATCAGAAAAAATACTGATATCATGGTCCCCTCCTTGCATAGTCCAACCAATATCGGTTTGGACTCCTCCAATAGCACCGTGATAAAGCGCAATATTGATCTTTGATGGATCGCTTGGCTTTACCCACTTGTCTTCATCAAAAACAGAAAGAACATTCAGCGTAAGTAGTTCATTTACCATTACTTCGCCAGAGTTCTTTAGAAGATGCAAGTTAGAGTGCATCAAAGCTTGCACAATTGGGGTAATCGCATCTTGACGATTTGAGTTCTTTAGATTGCCGTCGTGGTTACCAAGGATAACGTATGTTGGGGCAATGTTAGCAAGATTGCTCAGAAAGTCACTTGCCAACTCAAAATACTCAGGAGATAGCTGTGTCTTTGTGTGAGCAATGTCCCCACAGTGGATAATATAGTCTACTTTCTGTTCACGCAGCTTTGAATATAAATCTTGGAAAGCTGCCTTGTACTCAAAGTGATACTTATAATTTCGGATGTGAGTATCCGAAATGTGGGCAATACGAATGCTCACACAAACTCCATTCTATGTTTCTATTATAACGCAGAGCCGTAAATCAGTCAAGCCCAAGCCGTAATAATCCTACGATCAAGTAGTCGGTGGATTCTGTAGTTTATCCTTGAACATCTTATCCAGATCGGTAAGCATTCTCTGGAGGACTGGTTTGGCTTTCAATAAATTTACATCTGGAGAGTCTGCCAACTGTGTCAATCTAGCTTGAATATCCATCAGAATTCCACGTTCTACCGCTGAAGTTTGGGTAGTTTGTGGCTTAGAGTACTGCGCTTTTACAGTTGTTTTCTGTTGCGCTGTTGTAGTTGGAGAGGTTTTTACTGGATCAGTTAGAAAGCTATCTGGTGTCTGCTCGCCAAGAATCTTAGACTCTTTACGCATAGCTATAGCAGCATGAGCTTTGGTTGCCTCTTGATATGACATGTCAGACATACCGGGTAGAGATTTACCTATTTCGCCCTTTGAATGACCATGCACTACTTTCCAGCGGGTTTTAGGATGTTTCTTATGGTACTCTGCATTAGACATACTATGTTCTTTTCTAAACTTCTTCCAATCCGAAAGCGAATAGCTTACCGGCACAACATATTCGTTTAGAAGTGTATCGATTTCTTCCCTGATCAACTGATCAAGATTCATCTGTTCAACCCTTCTTGCGAGGCTTACGGACGACCTCTTCGATTTCAATTTCAACATCGCCGGTAATACCGCCAGTTGGAACTTTGTACATATTTCTTGGGCTTGGGTGATCTTTGTCACGCTTAGCCAATTCCGTGCGATCAGACAAGTAATGCTTTACTGTGCTAAGATAATCAGATGCTTTTGTGATCTTTGCTTGGATCCAAGCTGGTAGTTGATCGTTATTCTTCAACATGTCAGCCAAATCGCAGGCATATTTAGAAGCTTTGATAAGTTCTAAACGAGCCATTTCTCCCTCATAATCGGGATCTCCAAGCATGTCTGCTGGTGGCATCATTTGGCCGTGATAATCAAACTTGGCTTCGTCTTTGACTAAACCCATTTCTCCCATGACTTCATCGAGGGTCGGACCTAGTTCTTCCAGCATAAGCTGTCTGATTCGTTCGCTTGTGAGTTTCATATAAGCTCCTTCGTTTAGAAACTAAACATTTTCGTAAGTAAATAGTTGGATTGATCGATAAATGAGGCTTCTTTTTTACGAAGTTGGAATTCTTGCTTTGTCATTTCTCCAACATCATTGAAACCATCAACATCTACCATGTATACTGGATTGTCGTATGCCAAAAGCATTTCTAGAATGTCCATTTCTTTCTTCTTAGCATCTCCATCAAGCGCAAGATAAACCGTAGCATTACGCTTGATAATCTCTTGAAAAAGTCTAGAATTCTCTGTAAGTGTAGATCCAAGCAATGGAACAGCATTATCAGCTTTGATTGCATCGAATACACCTTCGACCAACGTTATAGGCTTGTCCCAATCAACGTAAAGCTCATTGAAGATAATGTTCCTTGATGCTTGTGGATTCTTATACTTTGGGAACGCACCAGTGAACGAACGTGAGATAAAGTAATTTACCCATCCATCATTGTTGAACGAAGGTACGACAATACGGTCGTAATAGGGTCCAGAAGGGCACCAGCCTATCTTCCACTTCAGGATGTCTTCTCTCGTTATGCCGCGCTCGTAGAGATATTTGAGAGGCTTTTCAGAGCCGTCTATAAGGGTTCTGTTGGCGAGCGATTCGAACTCTTCGGGAAGGTTGATAATGGTCTCAAGTTGTGGCTTCTTCGTTTCGAATAGCTCTTCGAACTTGGACAGATCAACATCATTTTCGTGCAGAGACCATTCTTGCTTTGCGTCAAATGAGCCAAACTGTCTGACCAGCCGACCGATACTCTTACCAGTAGCGTTACAAACCCAGCATTTATAAACGTTCTTATCGAAGTTCACGCTGAGCTTGTGCTTGTGGTGTTCACAGAATGGACACTTGTATAGGTACTCTTCGCTTGACCGGCGAGGAGATCCGAGTACATCTGTTAGGATTTGTTGTTTTGTTCGCATAAAAAGCCTGCTTTTGCAATGATGATCGAGTCAGCCTTATCGTATGATTCAGGCTTGACGGAACCCGTTCTGGTTAAGGATAACACGAACGAAGGTTCATTGTCAACCAAGTGCTTTAGCACGACTTCTTTAGCTTTGACGCCCTTTTCTATCTTTATACCACAGATCTTACGGGCAGAGGTAGCAGCGATGTATTCAGGTTTATGGCCAAATACTTCAAAACAAATCCAGCTTACCGTACCATTGAAGGACGATAGCGTTGACAAAGTTTTGGCAGATGAAAAGCCTGTGCTAAATGATTGCAACGACTTTTCAATGTAGACCTTTTTGATGTTGTATTTCTTTGATAGCTCAATGATCTGCTTCTTTACATGTGAAGCCTTATCAAAGATACAATCAAACTTATTCTTATTCCTGAAGTCCCAAGCATCATTGACGATTATGGAGCCTTTGTCGTCTATAACCGTGAAGCCTGTAATACTTGTCGAAATGTCTAATCCGAGAATCACTAGAAATCCATTTTCAATTTGAATGTGTAGTCTCTGTCTAATGTCTTTCTAACCGGTTTTGCCAACTTTGCAATACCAATAATGTTCTGATCTTCATCATAGATTGCGATTTTGGTGATAAACGTTTGCTTTTCAAAGCTGGCTGTCTGTGTAACATACGAAGCAGAAATGGTATTCTTGATGTCTAATGTATGTTCAATAAACCTGTAATCAGAAACAGATGCAGATCTATTTTGTCTTTGTGTGTATTGGAGATATGTTGGGTTATTACTAAAGTCTAATTCTCCGATAGGTGCCGCACAAAGCATTGTTACTGTCGGAACGTAATTCGTTGCTTCAAACGTAATGTTGTAGCTTGAGGAAAGCTCTGCATTTGTGGCAGTTCCATCATTCAAACCTGTACCGAAGTAAATCCACTTTGGCTGGTCAGCAACGCCGGGAGAATCAGGATAATCATAAGTTTGGCTAACGATATCCCAAGCGCCAGATAGGATTATAAATCCTTCATCATATAGGACAACACCAGCAACAGAGCCGGAACCAGTAGAACCTGAAGGACCAACTTGGACCAATTCACCATTTCCTCTGACATCTTGCAGTTCTCCTATTAGTGTACCAGTTATATAGTACTGAAGACTAATCGTATTCTTCCTGAGCTTTGAACCGTAGAAGATATTTGGAACATTTATGATATTCAAGGCCATAGTAGCTTTATCGCCATTACTTGAACTAAAAGCGTAGTATGGTGATTTTACTCTATAGTAATTTAGTGTATTCTTTAGTGCAGTGACACGGGAACGAGCAGAGTTAGCAGCGAAGTATTCTCTGCTCAGCGAAGAAGTAAGTGGATAAGTTCCTGTAATGACTTGTCCCAAACCATAAGCAGTAGCAAATTGTGTATCGCTAGTTTCTCTAAATGCGACGGCGGCGTCAGACTTTACTGTGAATGGATAGACAAAACCTGTCGTTGTATTTCTATCAACATTCTCTTCAAAAAGAGAAAGGGTTCCAGTTGGTGACACGACGCTTGCAGCGAAGGAACCAGACTGTAACCCTTTCTTATTGTAGTAAACGTTAGTGTTGTGAACGAAAAACTCTTGTTTTACTTGAGCTTCGATCTGATTTACGAATATATCAGTTTCTTTGAACTTGTAAAGATACACAACACCAATCCCC